ATTGATGTTTCCAGTGCCAGTAATATTGTTGGAATTAAGATCAAGGTTGCCACCTAGTTGTGGAGAACTGTCCTCTACAACCTCACTAGGAAGAACCCTAACCTGTGCGCCAGCACCCGCACCATCAGCATAAATCCACTTGGAAGTAGAAGCCGGAATAGTAACATTCCCGCCGGAACCCTGCGTAAATACAACACTTTGGTTTGTAGTGTTGTTTGCCAAATACATTTTGCTTTGGTCGTTAGGGCTGATTGTGATTGTGTTTGTGCCAGAGGGGGATCCGGCAAGTATTAAAACCTTGTAGTGACCATCTGACAAAGAACCATCTGACGTGCTTAACGTAGTGGTTGTGCCTGTCAGCGTAAGTGTGCCGACGCCGTTAAGCACACGGTCAATAATGTCAAAGTTTGTGTTTGTGGTTGCGCCCCAAGTACCTGACTGTTCTCCGGTGCCGGGTTTTTCAATGCCACTGTTTACTGTATATGTGGAAGCCATTTAAACCACCGTTTCTGTCCATGTATCTGTTGTACCACCTGTAGAGATTTCTGTCCACGAGTCGCCGCTGTGTGTGATTGCTGCCCAATTCGGCGAACCGTCAGGATCTATACGCTCCCACAACAGCCCGCCGTCCGTGGTCATCACAAAAACAGCGATAATTTCTGCGGCACCGCTAAGAATAAGATTAGCCGTCGTCGTCTGATCAAACGCAAAGTCCATTGTGGCGCTGTCGGTTCTAACTCTGATGCCGACAGTCGTCTGATCAAACTGTGTGTTGATGTTTATAAGGCCGTGAGCGATCAGGCTTGCTGTGCTGACCTGTGTAAAGTTGAACGATTGCTCTGATATGCCGCTGACAACTGTTATGCCCGCACTACTTTGCGTAAAGTTGGCGTCAAGCGTAGACACACCAGAGCCAATAAATATACCGGCGGCGCTTTGCGTAAAGTCAAAGATGGAGCTTGCTGCTCCTGTTTGTATCCGTGTCCCTGTTGATGTTTGGGTAAAGTTGAATGACTTCACAACATCTGCGCTGGCGATCATTACCGCGTCAGTGTCTTGGGTAAAGTTAGCAGAGGCTTCCATGATGCCAGTCAACAGACCGGCGGCTGCGCTCACCTTGCTGAAGGTGCCGATCATACTGGAACTGCCGAAAGACAGGATACCCTGTGCGGCTATCGCCCTTTCAGATAATGCCAGTTCGCCGAACATCAGTCGGCGTCCGCGATGGTCAGTGTACCGGCGGCGACCTGTCGCATGATTTCGTCGTAGTGGCGGTTGCCGGGGGCAAGAGGTACAGAAATTGTTTCGCCGTCGATAACCGCATCAATGTGGTCATTGATATTGTTATGAAGAACATACTTTGCAGAAGTGACATTTATTTCATTCATATTATAACTCCGCATCCACTTTAATACTGTTTGTTTGTATGCTGTATACTTGTGAAGCAGCATTAGAGGTTAGACCTCCATAACTACTACCCACAATACTACAGCTATGTCTGTTAATAGCAGATGCTGTGTTACTACCGGTGGTGCTTGGATAGTTGTTATTAGCAGCTATGAAAGTAATGTTGTTTGAACTTTGTCCTGCTGTTGGCAGAGTCACTGATGGAGCAGCCCTCATTTCTTTTAAAAATGGAAATGCAGCATAAGCATTATTGGCATTGTATGTTGCTCCCATCGCTATTACAGATGTATTAACGTAATCAAATTGTTGATAATACCTCTGGCACCTAGCTAATTCATCGCCAAACGACCGATGCTCGAAATCCGTCGCTGAGGAGCCGACCTCAAGCTGGATGCCGGTGATTTCCATAAAGTTGCTAGTTGATGCAAACAGACTGCCTACACCCGCTGCACGATTGGCATTGTTTGCAGCCGCCCAGTCTGTACTAAGGGTGCCGCCGGAATAAGTAGAGCCAGCGTGTAGCCAAAAGTTTATCGTCAATTCAGCACTGTTGTCGTTGTCTATCTGCATATTGCTTGCAGACGCTGGCACAGAAAACTCAAACCGCTGCCAAGATGAAGAAGTTGTGAAAAGTTTAGCAACCTGACGATTTGTGCCATTGGATGTACGAGCCTCAACGCTAAACGCACGACTCTCGTTGGCTTTTGCATAAAAAGAAATAGTAAACGCTTTAGTTGAGGTCGATGTTTCCATCAGACTTTGTACGTCTTGACCTTCAAAAACATATTGAACAAGCATAGCTTCACTTGCGGCGATGCTAGTGTCGGCTGTTGTACATTGGAATTTAACAGCATTAGAAAACCCAGCAAGGTCTGTGACATCTGATTGTGTCATTGTAAACCGCCCCGCTGTAGCGGTAGAACCCTTCGCCACTTTTATTCTGTCTACGGTGTGATAAGCATTTGACCCTGCACCTAAGTCTGTTGCTGACGTAGCCCTCTGCGCCACCTGCATCGCACCGTTGATGACAAGGTTCCTGCCTGTAATGCCACCGGCATCAGCCGAACCGGCGAGGTCTGCAAATTCACGCGCTCTACTCATCACTTACTCCGGTTTTGTCGGCCACGTTACATCGTCAAGGCTGGTCGCGCTGTCGGTGATGTCACGCAGCGCCTGACGATACGCTGTGCGCTCCGTACTCATGGTCAGATCCGAAGAGGCCCACCAGTCTGTCTCGGCGATACGGCGGTCACGCTCGGCACGAAGCAGCTTCATAGGCTCGGCGGCATCAAGCTCTGCCTTCTTTGCAGATACCGTGGTCCACGATACACCCCAGTTATGTGGGTTGCTGGACTCGACAGCACTGCCATTGTCGTCCTCGCCAATAATCCGGCGAAACATGGCATTGAACTCATCCTCTGTGGTCGGTTCACCACGAAGCACCCACTGTTCGTCAGGGATTAGAGCTACGATTGCGTCTGCTACTGTTGCCATGTCTAACCCATCAGTATCCCAGAAAAGTGGTTGTGGTCGCCGCCATAGTAATAAAGGCTTCCATTATCAGACGACATAAAAGCTGTATCATTAACTCTTAAATGACATATAACAGAGTAACTTGTTGTTCCTCCAGCTTGAGCGCCGGTATCATTTCCAGCAATTGGTCTAAATCCACTGGGGTGATTGCTTGAGTTGTTTACAAAAAGACAAGGTCTTGAACCACTCCCTGTGTTGTTCGTTAAAGAAGACCAAGTGAACAAATAAAACCCTTCAACGGGCGCGGTAAATTTGTATGTTGAAGTTGAGTAGTGACCGCCCACATTCTTGTATGCGGTGTTCGCCGGAAAGGGACTACCAGAAGAAACAGACAAATAATTACTATTACCTGTAGCAGCCGCCATAAATGCTGGTCTCGCCGGGGTCAACACTCGGCCAGACGAGTCGATGGTCAGCGCACTGTTCCCGTTAGTCGGGTCTTGGATTTCGGAGACCTTCAGTATGCTGCTCATTGGGCAATCTCCATCGCGGTCACATAGCTTGTTGAACCCGCAGCGCCGTTTACCTGTGCGTTAGTCCCATTGTACTTCGAAACTTGGATTTTGATTGTGACTGCTGACGTTGAAGCTGCCGTAACGTAAACTTGTCTGGACATGCGGATATAAAAGGTCTGGTCAACCACTGAATGCAAAAAGTCTATGGCGTTGGTCTGTGGATCAATATTACTGCCGTTGTAGTTTATAAGAGCTTGTCCGCTTGGTCGCTCTCCGCCGCCGCCTGTAAACTGAAAAGATGTGTCAGCCATAATCAGAATTTTATTGGTGGCGCTCGTGGGCGTGATAGTGAAGCTACTACCGCCAGCGTCTACAAACCCACCTGTCGTAGTTGTGTTTGTTGTGTAGCTGTGGTTCACAACCTGCACCACATGCCCCGGTATCTGCACCCCGTTGCCGCTGGTCTTCTCGTTGATGGTGTCTACGAATAGTGTACTCATGTCTTAACCCGCCAAATGTCCGCTAAAATATGAATACCCGGAGTTTGTGTGATGCGAAGTGCTACCAGTAGACACATAAACTTCATGTCCTGAATCACAATACAATGTCCAACTTCCCGATATGCCCAGATAGTTTTGCGCGTTCGTGTAGTTGCATCTACTACCAGCGACAACGACATCGTTTTGATAAAGAGTAAAACTTAATTCATTCGTGCCTTCTGTATACACTTGATTGCTGAACACATAAACGCCATCTACCGGCGCGGTAAATTTGTATGTTGTCGTTGAAAAATGCGCGCCCTGATTAAAGCATCCGGTGCTGGTCACATCATTATATTTAATAATTCCAGTTTGACTATATTGGGTAGCGGCACGAGCAAAAAATGCTGGACGCTGCGGCATGATTACATAGCCGGAGGAGGCTACAGTCAGCCCATCCGTCGTGCTGCCTGTCGCCCTAATCTTGTCTACATTTATTATCGAAGCCATACGCGCCTCACAGAATTGTCAGACTGCCACCGCTGGCAACCGTTATTGTTACGCCATCAGCAATCGTCAGAGGACCGATGCCAAGGGCATTCTTTGTGGCGGCTATGGTGGTGTCCTCGCTGACCGTCTTGTCGTTGGTGCGGAACGCCGCCGTGTCCACTAGGGTGTTCGTTGTCTGGAAGGACGGTGCGGTAATCTCACCGCTGAACGTGCCGCCAGACGCTTTGGATACTGTATCAGTAACAGTGAAAGCACGATAGGCGCGTATTACCAACTCATCATTAGTCGCGGCCCCGGTGCCAAGTGTGATTGTATTGCCGTTGCTTGCTGTGAAGTCTGAACTGTCCAGATGCACCCCGTTAAGGTAAACATCGACATCATCACCACTAAAAGCCAGTATCGCACCATTTGCATCTGCCCCCGTAAATGCCGTCTGGTTGTTGGTAGCTACATACTTGAACAACTGCATCGCGTAGCTGGTTGGCTGGTCAACAGCGCGACCAAAGAAGCGCACAGTGATTACATCGCCGTTAGCAGGGGCGGCAGAGAATGTCAGGGTGTTGCCCTGCGCCGTATACGCCTTGCTGGTTCCCGGCTCCTGCACGACGTTACCAATGGTGACAAGCAAAGCCTCTCCAGACACGACGCTTTGCGCCAGCGTGAAGGCCGTCGCACTACCTGTCCCAGTAAAGGTCTGAAAGGTGATGTCACCTATATTTGGATCTACGCCTATGTAGGCCACATTTTATCTCCTATGGTTAAACTGTCCGACCCTCACCATCCGGTGGGGTTATGCTGTTTTATAAAATATGTTGAGATTGAAATACTTGGTTCCACTGGTTAAATGAAAATCACTTGATGCCCAATCTGCCCACGATGTATTGTCTTTACTAATCAGAGCATTGGCGTGTGACGTGCCACCAGAAATGTAGAAGATAGGCCATCCACTCGGTATTGGGTTGCCAAAACTTAGCCAGTTAGATGAAAGGCCGTGCGCGTGGGTTCCGCTTTCACTTGCATAAGGAAAACCTCCAACCCTAATTGTACCAGCGCTGCCAGAGAACGCTGAATATTGAAAACGTATCCATAAAGTTACTTGTTTGCCTATCTTTACATATCTCCCGTCCTGAACAACGTAAGTGATGCTTCCCGCAGTGGAAGCGCCTGTGAAAGTTGGCGTGAACGTGCCTTCCTCATAATCATTCAGAGCATTCGCCGCCGCCGTGTCGCCGTTGAAGGTGAGGCCGTCAGATGTCAGGCGCATACGTTCACTTGCATCAACTGTAAATCGCATATTATTGCCACTGTGTGAGTACGCAATAATTCCTCGGTTATCATCACTTACATCCCCGAAGTAGACGCTTTGAAAGGCTCCGTCTGGACCCATAAACTGCAAATCACAACGAGTGCTATCGTCACTCTCAAGCACTAAACCCGCATCGCCGTTTACACTCGTTGCAGAACCTGCTGTGCGAATATGCACTTTATTTCCAAGAGG